TGATTATCAACTTAATATATAAAATTTGAAAAAATTTTAATTTAATTTATTAATTTAAAATTATTATGTTTAATACAAAACTAGGGAAGTCATTAACGAGACAATTATTTAGAATAGCAGATCAGAAATCTGGTTATAAGATAAAATGGGGTAATTTAAGTAAAATACCAAATACTGTATATGTATGGAATCCTGAAAATTTAAATTTTCCTAAATTTTATAGTGGTGGAGATGACAAATGGTCTTCAATACCAATTACTTTTAAAAGTTTAATAAAGCAAGGTAATGAAAAAAAAAATGATACAGCAGATTTAGTAATGGTTATTTTAGGAATAAAAACAAATATTTATTCTAATAATGTTATAAATAATTAGCAATTTAGATTTTATCTAATTTCTTAAAATTTGAATCACCTTCAATTAATATTTTATTAATTTTAGAATTTTTTTTATAGTCGAATGTACAATTATGATTTTGTCTATGTTTAGGACAGAAGTATAATTCACATTTACATTGTATTTTTACTATTCCTAATTTGCAATTACATGAATCTAATTGACATCTCTTTGGTTCTTTCTTTTTTCTTTTTTTTGATTTTTTCTTAATTTGTTTTTTATTTATAAATTCAGTGTTATCTGAAACACCTTTATTTTCATTTATAGTTGGATCAATTTTTTTAAAGACATCATCGTGATTTTTTTTAATTTCATTTTCCATATAAGATTATATAATATCTAATAAATTATTTTTAATCAATTTTATTTAGATATGTAAAAATTGTATGTTTAAATTTGGAAATAAAGATATATAATATATCAAATATGTCAAAATTTATACAGATAAACACTCCTTATAGGATTAGTGAAGTAAATTTAGATAGAATTGCAACAAAGAAACATAAAAATAAGAAGAAGGATAGTAATAAATTACTAGTAAAATTTTTTTACAAGCCAAATAAAAATACTCATACTGAATTTTTAATTCAGACACCTGAAATATTATTAAAATCTGATATTAAGTTTAACAATAAAGGTTATTACGAATTAGAAGCACCTTTTATTGGGAAGCATCATGAAAAAATTAATAATTTTGAAAAATTTATTGAGAAATTAGAAGATAAGGTTGTAGAAATAATGCAAAAAAATAAAGACTGGTTTAGTGATTCCAAAATAAGTTACAAAAGTGTTATTAGGTTTCCATCAAAAAAAGATGAGATATATAAATTATTACGATTAAAGATTGATTCAAATACAATAATAAAAAAAAATGGTAAAACAATAGACGTTAATGCATTAATGAAAGATTATTATATTAAATGTATATTACGTGTTGCATTTATTTATATCAAAGGTTCAATGGTAACAATTAATATTTATCCTGTTGTTATAGATCTAAGAAATAAATTAGAGAATTTAGAATTTGCATCATCAGAAAGTATTAGTTCAGAATTAACAACTGATTCCGAGTCAGAAGAAGAAGAAGTAGTAGAAGAGGTGAAGGAGGTAAAATCGAAAGAGGAAAGTGATGAAGAGGAATTAGAAACATTAGACGAATATAAATCATCAGTATTAGAAGTACCTGAAGAAGTAAGAGATAATTGTGGTACGAATGAAATGTTTTCAGACAAAAATAATATAGTAAATGAAGAAGAACAAAAATTAAATGAAGAAGTAAAAGAGAATTTTAATGAAAACAAAGATTTAAAAAAATCATCTGAAAACAATGAAGGAGAAGTAGAAGTGAGTGAGACAAGTGAAGAAAAATCAGATATTATAGAAGAAAGTGATTTAAATTTAGATAAAATAGAAAGTTCAAATGTTAATAGTGAGTCAAGTATAATTTCAACATTTAATTCAGATAATTATATGGAAACATATGGTAATGTTAAAATAAAAGAAATTAATTTGTCAGAAGAATCAGAAGATTCAGATTATTCTGAAGAAATAAATGAAGATGAAATAACAGCTTTTGAACAAGAATTATTATCTAAAACTTAAAATGTAAGTTTTATTAATTTTATTTAATTTTTTAGTAGCACATTCCGATAATTCAGTTCTAACTTTTCTACCACTACTTGTAGTAGATTTTTCAGAAGAAGCACTATTATTTTTTTTATTAAATACCATATCATGATAAATATCATCAAAATTTTTTTCTAGATATGTAAGTACTTTATATTTCAATGCCCATTTAAAAAAATTTAATTGTGCAATTGTAGTAATAATACATTTTTCATTTTTAGGATCATAACAATATGTTATTCTATCCTTTCTACAAAATGGATCAAAATATTTTTTTGAATATGCTTTTAATTGACCCTTGTATTCTAAATACATATTAAAATGTCTTATTTTGTTATCATCAACTTCATAAATTATGTTTTTCTTCTTTGAATAGTTTGTAACTAACCAATCTATTGCTCTTAAAGAAATTTTAGATTTACCTGTTATAATAGGTAACATTTTTTGAATTTTATTATTATCTGAAAAGTATTTTTTAATTGAACCTAGTAGGACCTTACCCTTACTATTTATTTCATTTTTTTCGAGTATTCTAACATTACTCATAATATATATATTTATAATACAGGAGACCTTTAAATATCAATTTTTGATATTTTAAAAAAAGTTGAAGAAAAAATATTTAATTCGAATTCCCTATATTATAATAGATGCCAAAATCAAAGACAACTAAAACCAAGAAAAGTAAAAAAGTAACCAAGAAAGTAGAAGAAGTTTCTGAAGTATCAGAAGATGAGTTATCAGTTCAAGAAGAACTATTACTAGAAGAATCAAATGATTTAGATGAAAATGTATTAAATGTCTCTAAAATTCCAGATTTTAGCGATGAATTATCAACTTTAAAAAATTATGCACAAAATCTTGATGATTCTGCCAGACTAAAAATATACCTAGAGAATCTTATGCCATGGTTAGCAGCTAGATCAAAAAAGAGAAAAGAGCAAGCAAATAATGATCAAAAGTTACATTCTATGTGGCTTGATAAATTAAAGCGTACTAGCACAAATTTAACAAAAGATTTTGCTAAAAAAAGTGAACGTAAAGCAAAAGCAAGTAGTTCTACAAAATCATATGGTTTTAATAAAGAGATGGAAGTACCTGCAAAATTAATGAAATTCTTTAAAGATAATTTACCAGATACATTTGAAACTGGTAAAGTAGATCCACAGGGAAATCCAAAGAAGGTTGTAATAAGTACAATGATGAAGAGACCAATGATGACTGCAGCAATTTATCATTACATTCAACAGAATGATTTATTTTCTGAGAATGATAAGAGAATAATGATTCCTGATGAAACATTAAAAAAATTATTTGGAAAAGCTTTAAAAGCAAATGAAAATTTAACATTTAAAAATTTGCAACCAAAGCTAAGTACTTTATTTGAAGATTCGAAAGCTAAGAAGAAAAAGAGTAAATCAAAATCAAATGAAGTATAATAATTAATTAATTAATTAATATATCAAAAATAACATATTATAATAATAATATATATGTTAAAAAATATAAATTATAAATTTGTATTAGTTGGTGACTCTGCAGTAGGAAAGTCATCTATTGCAACAAGATTTGTTAGCAATGATTTTTATGAATTTCAAGAACCTACTATTGGTGCTGCATTTTTAGCAAAAACAATTGAAAAAGATGATAAAAAAATAAAATTAGAAATATGGGATACAGCGGGACAGGAAAGATATAGATCATTAGCACCAATGTATTATCGTAATTCAAGTGGTGCATTAGTACTTTATGATGTAACTAAAAAAGACTCGTTTGCTGGAGCAAAATCATGGGTAGCAGAAATACGAAGAAGAGGTAATCCTGAATGCGTAATTGCTTTATTAGGAAATAAATATGATTTAACAAAAGAAATAAAAGTAAATAATGAAGAAGTTGAAAATTATATTTTAAAAAATGATATATTACATTATTACACTTCTGCAAAAACTGGGGAAAATGTAAATAATGTATTTGAAGGAATAATTGATAAATTATTATTAAAAAAAGATGAAGGTATACAAAAAAGAGATTTGTTTATAAAAAAAGAGTCAAAAAGTTATTGTTGCTAAATAATTTTAAAAACATATTTTTTGCATAAATTTATTAAAATTAATTGTGTTTATAGTTTTAATAAATTTATCGTATACATGATATTTTTTATGTTTTTTACAAACAATATTATTAAAAAATAATTGCAATTCTTTAATATTAATTTTTTTATCTATATATTTGGGTTTAGTAACTTCAATATTAGAAAGTATATTTTCTAAATATTTTTTTATTTCTAATGATTCAGTTAAATAATTAATGATATTTTGATCTTCTTCTTCTTTTATCCATTCTTCTATAGTTTCATATTTTGTAATATTACTATATATTAGATCTATTGATAATTTATATTTTTTTTTATGATAATCAGTGCCTAATAATAAACATAAATTTCCAAATTGAGTTTTTGATAAATTTATATTGTTATAAATATGATTGTATTCTATAACTGGTTTTATTGTATTTTTTTCAAATGTAAATATTCTATGACATCCAAGTAGATGTAAGTCCATATCATCTGTAATACATCCATCTATTAATCCTAATTTATACATTTTTGCAATAGTGTAATCAGCTTCATATTTTGATTCAATATATTGAACATTAATTAGATCAAGTAATTGCTTAAAGTTTTGTATTAATTCAGGTGTCATAGTTCTTGTAGATCTTTTTAATGAATTTATAAAACTATCTAATTTTAATTCTGGATGTTTCTCATTAATATCTATTAATTTAGATATCTGTGCTTCTTTTTTTTTTAATTTGTTAATTTTTTTTAATTTTCTTTTTTCTAAAATATTATTTTTTTCATCAAATGGTTTACCATCTATAATGTATATCGGTTTTATACCAATTGATAATAATGATGTAGCTTGATTAAATATGCAATATAATGGTTCTTCAGTATCAGAATATAAATATTTCCATAAAGAATTATATGCATCTATTGCTACACAATTTATATCTAAAGGTAATGATTTATATCGATTAACACACTTCTGAGTACTTTTTAAAAAAGTTTGTAATCCTTTTATTCCTCCCATTTTATTAATATTTATTAAATTTAATAAAATATTAATCAATTTTTTAGATTATCTAACATATTTTGAAATATATGACATTTTTTGATTATTACTAGATAATAAATTATTTTGATTTTTAAGTAACTTATTCCATTTTTTAGAAGTATACGTTTCTGGTATTTTCATAAAATCAATAGAAAAGTCATTTAAATTAAGTGTTTCTAATAAATTTTTATTATTAAACATTGCAGATTTTAGAATAAAGTAACTAAATACAGAAGTAGATTGATTAAATATTTTTAATAGATTTTTAATATTATTTACATTTGCTTTACTTAAAATTTTTTTTGCTTGATGATTAATAAAACCTAATTCAATCTTAATTAATTTTTTTAGACTTATATTTGTCATATGATTAACATAAAGAATATGTAATAAAATAGCAAAAAAATCTGTATATGCTTCATTAGGATTAAATGTAAAATTAAATTTAGGGAATAATTTTCTTAATTGAGGTTGTCTTTCATAAATATCTAACTTATAAAAATGAATTAATTCATGAATTAATACTTTTTCATATTCTTCCTTTCTAAACATTACGATTTCTGTTTTAGCAATAGAATAAGCAGTATTAACATGATATGGAGTATAAAAATTATCTTTTGGAAATTTTTTTTTTCTATCTGAAAGAAATGAAAATATATTAATTTTTGTTTTATTATAATGAAATAAGTTAAAATAATTTAATAACATTAAAGTTTTCATAATATAAATTTTAATTTCTTCTTTTGTTTTCCCAAAAATAATAATTTCTCGATTTTTTCCAACAATTGTTGCATAAAACTTAGTTCTACTAATAATATCATTAATAACATCTTGTGAAATAAATTTTGATAGAATTAATTTTTCATAAATCAGTCTATTTATTTTATCTGTTTTAAATTTATAGTAATAAAGATAGTTAAACCATTTATTAAGACTATCAAAGTTTTTATCCCAATAAATACTAAAAGTTTTTTCATCATATTTACTTAAATCAAATTTAGTTTTTAGAAATTGAAATCTTGTATTAAGAGGTATAATAATATTAACTTTATTAAATTCAATTCTGTAATTATTTAGATTAACACTTATTTTATTTTTTAATTTGAATTTTTTTAATTTATTATATAATAAATTTATTATTTCTGTATCTATATCAGAATACAATTGATTTAGTTTCATTATAATATAGTAAATAAATTTAATATATTAATTATCTTGTAGCCCAATAAGCTTTACCGTAATTTGTAATTAATTCTTCATTTGCATTAATATCTCTAGTTGCTTTGTAATATGCATTAATTCCTTCAGATACAAATTTACAATTTATTTTTTTAACTTGACCTTCGGATTTAGCGCCATTAACAAATCTTAGAGGATTATTATGTAAAATAGGTTTAGAGTCAATATAAATTTCAGTTGCTTTGTTTAATAAATATTTCCACACATATGAGGTATCTTTAATTTTATCCATATTTGTATATTTCAAACCTTTAATTTCCCCAATGATAGAACCTTTTGGAATAAATTTTTTTGTAAATGCACCTTTACCTGCATTTGGTAATAAAGATTGAGCTACTGTAATAAACTCAATAAAATCTGCACCACTTTGATTTTTTATTGTTTTAGCTTCATTAAAAAGGTTATTTTTATTAAAAAGTGGTGAATTACTCATTTTTGTAATTATTTCGGTTTGTAATTCATTATTAAGATTTGGAACTTTTTGTTTTATATATTTATTAACTGGATTATTCAATATGTTCATTATAATATATTGAATAAAAAATTTTTATTTAGAATCTACAACTATTTTTTAAATATTAATTGATTCTCTAAGAATCTACAAATTCATAGTTTGGGTATTTATATTTTCTATATTTTTTCTTAAAAAACTCTTTACAGTTATTATCCATATATTTTTCTTCAATTATGTTACTTGTAAATAGACAACAATGGCATAAATAATATAAAGAGATACATCCAATAAATACATTTTTAAAAGGAAACATTATAATATAATAATATTCATATTTTAATTACATAAAGTCAAATATTCTCTTTTATTATTTTTGATTAATCCAAAATTGTCTATAGTTGCAATATTACCATATTTAGAATTTTTCCAATTTAAATTTGTAATATCTAAAATATCTCCTGTTGGTAATTCTATTTCTTTATTATTATTTACTAAATAAAATAATTTATTATTTATAATTTGAAATTGGTTATATTGACCATAATCAATAATAATTGTGATTTTAACATTACCTTTGAATGTTTTGAATATATCTCCTTTATTTTCAAAAATATATTTTTGTTTATCCAAATCAAATAATAAACTTATTTCTGTATCTTCATTAGTATTAAAATCTTTAATATACAAGTTAATTTTTTGCTTAGATCCAATATAAAAATCTGAAAAATTAATTTTAATAGTTTGATTAATATTAAGATAATTTTTAATAGCTTGTTCAATTAAGAATTTAAGAGTATCATTGAAAATAGTATTATACAATATATATAGCATATTTAAGTAATCACATTTTGATTTATCTTTTTTTAATAAATATTTATTATATTGCTTTCTTTTATCAGGGTCTCCTAATACTTCATATGCGAGATTTATTTTTTTAATTTTTTCATCAGAATTTTTTTTATTTTTATCAGGATGATATTTTTTGCATAATTTATAATACTTTTTTTTTAAAACTGATTGTGCATCATTAATATCAGAATTAAGAATTTTATAAAAATTCATATAAAATAATACTTATTATATGTATAAGTATGAATAATGAATTAGATGAAAATTATAAGAAAATAGTTAGGCAGAGAGATAGTGAAAAATTTATTTTTAGAAATGAATATTTTTTTCCACTATTACCTGGAAATAATAGAGATTTAAAACAAGAAAAAATAACAGGGAAAATAGATGAAGAAAAATTAAACAAATTATCAAAAAATTATTTAAGTAATTAATATATGATAAAAGATATGAATGAATATGTTGAAGAATTAAAAGCCACAGTTGATCCAATGAGAGAATTTCTAATTGAAAATTACGTAAAAAAATCAAAAAAGGTATATACTTCATATTGTGAGCATTTACATAATTCATTATCAATTGCAGGTCATTTTAGTGTTGGTGCATTTAAAATGTTAATTCATGCATTTTTCCCTGACTACTATCAAAAGTCAACATCTGAATGTTTAAGAAAAGTAACAGATGAATTAGAGAGTAATAGTACTAAATATTTATAAATAATATAAATAAAAATATTATGTTTATTTATATGTTATCTAACATTAATTTAGAAGATAATAAAGACGATATATTTACAAAAAAATATAATTGGTTCAAAGCAATGCCTTATTCTAGGAAAAAAAATATAAAAAAGTTATATTATTATAATCCAGAGGATGAAGAAAAATGTAACAAGATAATAAAATTATTTCCAAATTTAAGATTTGTAAAAACAAATTTTATAAAAAATAGGTTAATAGCTAATTATGTAACAACTTATGATTTAATAATTGTAAATAATTTAAAAGAGGATATGACACGTGATTTTATAATAGAGCAAGTTCAAAATTTAACAGAAAACGGTAAATTATGGTTATTTTGTAATAAATTTGATGAATTAAATATAATTATTGAAGATATAGAAGATAAATTTGATTTAAAATTAGAAAAATTTAAGAATAAGTATATTAATATAAAAAAAGTTTTAGATGATTTATCAACAAATTATTTTGAGACTAAAATAGAATATTCTTATGATGTTCATAAAGAACTTTATAAATTTATTACTAAAAGATATTTATCACTAGAATCTAAATTAAAGATAAAATCTTATTTAGAATCAACATTTACAAATAAATTAACATTAACAGAAAGCGTTTTTATGTTAGGATAATAAATATTTAAATAATAGATAATATAAAGTTAAATGACTGTTTTTGTTGAATTTTTAGTATTTATGGTAGGATTAATAGGATTTACAATGTTATTTTGTAGAGTTTGTAAGGAAGGAGATTACACAGATTACGATTAATACGTTTATTAAAAAAAAGAATAATATTACTTTTAATAAATGGTTTCAAATATTCATGTTAAAGAGTATTATGCTAAAGAAAAGTTAAAATTAATTGAAACAATAAAAGAATTTGATAAAATCGCGGATGATAATAATATTGAATATATAATTATAAAACTTCAGGAATTAAATTTAGGAATAAATGAAACATTAGATAAAGTAAAAACTAATAATATTTCAGATTATGTAAAAGGAGAATATGATAGAAGAGACAAGATAAATGACTTATTACCGATATTTACATATTTATATATGAATTATAATAAATAATCAAATTAATAATATAATGTATATACCTAATGATATTTGGGGTGAAATAAAATCATATTTGATTGTACCTTATTTAATTTCATTAAGGAAATTTAGAAAAAATGTATTACCTACTTTACCAAAATATATATCATTATTAATAATACCTCGTAAAAAACTATTATTTAGCTCTAAATTAAATAAATATATATTAATTGAAAGAAGGATAGAATATATGAAAATTTATAATTGTAATTATTCAGTAGTATACTCAAACATAAATTAAATAATTAATAATAATTATTTAATCTAAATTAATAATTAGCTATTTAAGTAACAATTTACTTGGATTTTCCTTTAGTTTTTTTTGTAACCTTAGATTTTACTGCTTTAGCAGTTTTCTTTGCTGTAGCAACTACTTTTTTAGCTTTTGTTGTTTTTGTTGTTTTCTTTGCAACTGATTTAGTTACTTTCTTTGCAGTTGTCTTTTTAGCAGTTGTCTTTTTAGCAGCTGTCTTTTTAGCAGTTGTCTTTTTAGCTGCAGTCTTTTTTACAGTTGTCTTTTTAGCTGCAGTCTTTTTAGCTGCGGTTTTAGTTTTCTTTTTAGCACCACCTGCTAATTCAAGATCATCAATATGTTCACTTAATTCAGAATTACGTAATTTTCTGATTTGATTTTTAAATTCTTTTCTAATTTCATTTCCATCAACAGTGTATACAACTGGTTCCTTAAGTTTTACTCTTTCACCTAGATAAAAGTGTCTTTTGTTTGCACTTTTTTGTGTAATTTCTTTTAAACAGAAAACGATTTTATTTCCAGGCTTAATATTTCCTCTGCGTAAGATCTCAGTAAGTGCTTTAGATGCTGCTTGGAATGGAGATCCACCCATGTATCTACCATGGAATTTTTCTTCTTTTGTTAGCTTTGCGCTGAAGGATTTTTTTTTTGCTTTTGTCTTGGTTTGAACCATTTCTATATATATTCAATTTATATAATTTTATCTTTAAATTAAACGAGAATCACATTTATATAATTTATTATTTTTTTGAAATAATATAAAAACTTTTATATTATATATATCATATAATGGAATCTTTAATAACAAAATTGAAATTAGTAAAATTACAAAATGAATATAGTAATATAACAAAATTTATATTTAATTTACAATCTCATATTGAATTATTAAATAATAGATTAGTAATTAACAATATAAATAAAAATATGATAATGCATGATCTTTATAATATTTTAGCTAAGAAAGATGAGTCAATAAATTCATTATACAATTCTTATATTATAAAAAATCAAAATACAAAGTATAATAATGATTCATTAGTTTTTTTAAATAAGTATGAAAGTAATATAAATATTGATTGTATTTATAAACATTTGAATGTTTTGAATAATATTACAGATATAGAAACTAGTGAAAAAATAATATTTCAGAATAATCCTTTTAATGAAATTAAATCAAAATTATTAAATATCTGCAAAAGTGTTGGTTTTTATTCCATAACAAGTTGTCTTAAATTTTTATTAGGTGACAAGTTTAATTTGTATTATAATAAATCTATTGTTAACAAATTAAAATTTTTTGATAAATTTTTTATTCCAATAAGATTTAAGTTAGAAAAATACGAATCAATAAATGAGGTAATATTTTTTAATAATAAAGATCAAAAACAAACTGAATTATTAAATATGATAGTAGATTTAAATATATCATTCCCTTTAGTAGAAAATACTTACATAGTATTAAGTGGGTTTTTTAAAAATGATACATTAAATGTAATTTTAAAGACATGTCAAATATGTTATCCAGATTTATATGAAAAAAAGAAAAATATAGAGAAAAAACTAGAAAAGAAGATAATAAATAATAAATTTAAAAAATTTTTTTTAAAGTATTTATCAATTTATGAATTTTTAATTTTTGATGAAATTGAAATTGTTCATATAATTCAGACAAATTATAAATTATTTTTAGATTTAGCAAATAAGACATTTATGACGGTAATGAGAGATTTTATAAGAAATGATAATACAATAAAGTATATGTACGATTCAATTCGAGTATTATTATTAGGAGATGAAGAGAATATAAATGTAGCAGGGATATTATTTGGTTTAACAAAAGATAAAAAATTAGGGTCAAATAATGTTGCTAATGTAATTTACAACAATTTAAATTTTATATATCAAATAAAATTAAAGAAAACAGTTCCCAATTTGAAGAATGAAATAGACAAATTAAAAAGCATGAATATAGATGAATTAGATTTTAAGAAGGTATTATTATCTATGAATAATGTACCAGATAATATTAAATCAATGACTTTAGAAAAAATAGAAGAGATGAAAAATTCAGGAAATGATTATTTTAAGCAATTAACATTTGTAAAAACAATTATAAAATTTCCTTGGCCATCTGCAGCAGACAATCAGATTTTTTATGATTTACAGGAGGGTAATAAATCAAAATTATTTTTAGATAATTTACAAAAAACATTAGATTCAAAGACATATGGTCATAAAGAATCAAAATCTTTAATAAAAGAAATAGTAGCAAAGTGGATATCAAATCCAGATAGTTCTGGAAATAGCATCGGATTTGTAGGTCCTCCTGGAGTTGGTAAAACTTTATTAGTAAAAAGTATAGGAGAAGCATTAAATATACCATTTGCTCAAATTACATTAGGTGGTCAAAATGATGGTGAATTATTACATGGTCATGGATATACATATTCAGGATCCCAACCAGGATTAATAATAAAAAAAATGGTAGAAGCTGGTCAAAGTAGAGTTATATTATATTTTGATGAATTGGATAAAGCATGTTCAAAATCAAATGGTGTTAATGAGATAATGAGTATATTAATACACTTAACTGATCCAAATATGAACAAATCTTTTCAAGATCGTTTTTTTCAGGGAATTGATTTTCCCTTAGATAAAGTAATATTAATGTTTAGTTATAATAATTCTGATTTAATTGATCCTATTTTACTTGATAGACTTACAGAGATTAATGTAAAACCTTATTCTAGTTCTGAAAAACTAATAATTTGTAAAAATTTTATAATACCTGAAATGGCTAGTACAGTTAATATGAATGTAACTGATATTGAATTTTCAGATACATTAATAAATTATTTAATAGACAATTATACATTAGAAGCAGGAGTAAGAGATTTAAAACGAAAAATAGAGAAAGTATTCATGACTTATAATTTAAAAAAATTGTATGATGGTTTGAAATTACCAATTAAAATAGAAAAATCATCATTAATTGAAATATTTAAAGATCCTAAAATTGATGTTGAAAAAATACATTCTTATGATGAAGTTGGAATAATAAATGGTCTATATGCTACAAAAATAGGAACTGGTGGTATTGTACCAATACAAATATTTAAGAATTATGGAGTAGGGGATGGAAATTTTATTTTTAAACTAACTGGTTCACAGGGTAATGTAATGAAAGAAAGTGTGCAATGTGCATTTACAGCAGCATTAGATTACATAGAAAAGAATAAAGAAGAATTTGGTATAGAAAATATAACTGATCATTTAAAAAAAAATTTCCCTTTTGGTTTTCATATACATGCTCCTTCTGGAGCAACACCAAAAGATGGTCCTTCAGCAGGATGTGCTTTTACAACAGCTTTTATTTCTAGAATATTAAATAAAAAAATAAAAAGAGATATTGCAATGACTGGTGAGATTGATTTATGTGGTAATATATCAAAAATTGGTGGATTATTATATAAACTATTAGGTGCAAAACAAGCAGGAGTAAAACAAGTATTTATTTGTCATGAAAATAAAAAAGATTTTGAGAAAATTAAAAAAGAAAATAATAATTTAAAAAATTTTAAAGTAAAAATTGTTAAAAAAATAGATGATTTAATAAAAGACGTTTTAGTAATTTAATTAAAATTATTTTATTTTAATATCATTACTAATATCGCAGTTTATAAATTCTAATGTATTTTTATGTGAACTTAAATCAGCTGGTGACATTAAAGTCCATTTTGTATCTTTGTTTAATAAATTTAATTGTACTAACATATATGTTGCTAGTGCAGAACACCAAAAAGTTGTAATTTTTTGAGTATCACCTTCATTTATTTTAAATGCTCCTTTTATCCAATCAATTAAATTCATATCATAAGGTCTATTATGAACTTTAGAGTGTGCTTCATTTAATCTATTATAAAATTGTTTATTTCTTTTTGTTTTAATGTGTCTCCAATAAATAGAACCATTATATGACAGTGCATCTTCTAGCTTAGTTAATTCTACACCTAATTTTTTTTCATGATCTTCACAATCTATATCTATACCTTCACGATTAGATTGTAATATGTAATAACCTTTCAGATCTTTTCTCCATGGAGGATTAATTATAATCATACCAACATGTGTATATTTTGATTGTGTAAAATATTTTATTAAATAATCTAACAAATTATTACCATTATAACTGAATAATAATATATCACCTGTTTCAAAATGATGTTTTTCTAAAATTTTATTCAAACTCATATTTTTATATATATGTTATACATATAAAATGAATCAAAATTAACTTATTAATAATTTAAGAATGTTTATTTGTAATTTGCTTAGAAATATTATTAATTCTTTGAATCATTTTTTTTCTTTTATTATATCTTCTAAATTTTTTTCTTAATTTCCAATACTGATCTTTAATTTTTCTTTTAAATTTTGAATATTTTCTGTAATATTTATATCTACCTAATTTTAATCTTATGCAAGTTAAGCATAGAATAAATAAGTTATAAGGTAAACAATAGTAAAAAATAATTGATGTGACACTATTTACATATTTATTTAATATATTAACAGATAGAATGTATATTAAAATATACTTATAGGAAATAATACATGATAATATGTAAAATAAAATTAAATTCAATAACATTGAATTTAATTAATAAAATATTTTTAAATATGTTCTAAATAAATTTTGATACATAATTACTTAATGATTGTGGCATATTTTTCATAACTTTTAAAACCATATACTTTTCAAGTAGTCTTATTTTAATATTAAAAAATTCTTTTATTTCTTTTACAATATTAATTATATTTAGAGTAGGACCCCAATTATTCTGACATAATATTGATGCACAGCACAAACAATCTGTAGATAATCTTTGATTATCAATTAATACTCCTTGAGTATTTGTAGATAATTTTTGATTATCAATTAATCTTAATTCTTGTCTAAATAGTCTAGATGTAAAATAATAACTTTTTAATGATTTTCCTTTAAATAAAACTGTAGGAGGAACAAATGGATATTCAAATGGAATAATGAAATCAAATATTAGTTGTTCATATCTACCAATTTTTAATATAATAACTTCGACTTTTAATTTAGATTCATTTGTAATTAAAGTATATATTTCTCCATCTCTATCAATCCATTTTTCACTTTCTTTTCTCAATCTTCTGGATATATGAGCCATATGATTTGAAAAGTTTTATTTATTTAAGTAGAGTTAATATGTTTTAATTTAGATCAACTTTTAGAAAATCTATAATTTTTTTTGATTCTGTTGATTCTTTTAGATATAGAATATCTATATCTTTACCAATATTAATTTCATTAAGATAAGAAATTATTTTTTTTACATTTTGTATTTTTAAAAAGTTCTTTAATGAATTTACAGTAGAAAAATATGAGATATTAAAGCATTCTCTTATTTCATCTGATATCCATTTTAATTCATCATCATTTTTTTTTAGTATAACTATATTTTGCTTCATTTATTGTATTAATATTATTTTATTAAATAAAAATTTCAATTTTTCTAATATAAAAAAATAATATTAATACAATAAATGGAAACTTTAACAGAAAATGGTTTAATTATAAAAATAATGTCATTTTTAGATAATATAAATTGTTGTAAGATTTCATCTGTATTAAATTTTGGTTTAACAAATAAGAAATTTCTAGAAATATTAAAAGATCAAAAAATATTTTTGATTTGCAAATATAAATATTATATTTTATGCAACAATACAAAAAAATTATTAAATGACAATTTAAATAATATATGTACATTTTGTAATAATATTGATAAAAATGGATTAAGAATGTTACTACAAGAATGTAAACATTATTATTTAGAAAATAAATGTAAGCTAAATTTAAATTTAAATAAAAAAGGTACAACTTACTTTCATTTTGACACAAAACATGAATGTGAAAGATTTAAATTAGATTGTACTATTTTATTCCCCAAGGTAAATTATGGTAATACATGCTGTGAAGGAAAAGGTTTTCAATTAATTTTAAAAAACATTTAAACTAATGTAAATATTAGATTAAATGTATGCAGACTTTAATCTTTTAACTACAATAATTATTTATTTTTCTTTTGGAAGCTTATTATTATTTTTATTTCCTGGTAAAATTAAAAAATTTCATAAAGCTTCTTATTATTTAGCAATATTACATCAAGGTTATGTTTTACCTTTTTTTGCGATTCAACATTTATTAGGATTTAATAATAATTATCGTATATTATTTACATCAACGTATAGTTATTTTTTAGCTGATTTTTTTATAAATAGAAATATTTGGTTATTAGATTTAAAATTCGTATTTCATCATTTAATAACAATGGTATTAGTAAGTAGTACAATTTTTGTTAAAGATGAAGACATGTTTTTACCTACAATGAATTTATTATTGATGGAAACTGGTAGTTTATGGATATCAGTGACTGATGTTTATCCAACTAATTTGAACTATAAATTACGATTTTATTTTTATTTACTATCTCGTTTAGTAAACTTACCTTTTAATTATCTATTAATTAGAAGTTCTGGAGAATTAAAGAATTATTGGATAATTTTATCAATATTATTGTATCTACATAATATTCGGATAGGATATTATATGTATACTAAGTTAAGATGATAAATTTATTTTTTGATAGGTTTATATAAAATTTTAAGAATAACGTCTTTATTTTTAAGATTAAAATTAATAAATAGTTCCACATTTGCAACAGTGACATCACAAGTATTTACAATTTTAAATATTCTTAGATATTTAGTGATAGTGAATTCAATATTATCATCTTTTAAATTAAAAAAGATTCTATATCTTTGATAGTATCTTCTATCATTATATGGTACTTCTGCTAGAAAGTATTCTTGTTTTGAGTTTTCATATAAACTATATTGAATAATTTCAAATGGGAATCCAAGAGAAGTTTGTGAGCATAGCATTAAAATTTGTTCAATTTCTTTATTATTACATTTATGATATAGATAATCAATAAAAGAGTTAGGGTTATTTACTTTATGACCATTACAAAAAAATGTACATCTATCATAATCATTAATAAATTGTTTTACTATACTTTTATTATCAGTATAAGAATTTTTAATATCTTTGAGCCACATATTAATATCAAGAGAAATATTAGCTTCCATGAGTTGTCCTTCAACAAAAACATGTGATAATTTTTTATTATTTTTATTGATAGTGCAGGGTATTATATAGCAATTTGTTTTTCTAAATTTAATTTTTTTGATATCTTTATGTGTATCATATTTTAGAAAATCGATTATTTCAAAATCTTGTTCCATATAGATTATAATATAATCAAGAATTTAAATAAAAATTGAATTAAAATTTTAAAATTAATAAATATTATATTAAAATGGAATTTAAAAATGTAAAAAAATCTTGGATTAAATTAATCAGAAAACATGAAAAAGAAGAATATTATAAGAAAATAAGAAGTAACATGAAAGAATGGAAAAAAAGTAAGACAGTTATTTATCCTAAATTTAGCAATATATGGGAAACTTTTAAATACTTTGAATTAGACGAAACAAAAGTAGTTTTACTAGGTCAGGATCCTTATATTAGAGAAGAGACACATAATAAAAAAGTGATACCACAAGCAGTAGGTTTATCTTTTTCAGTACCTAAAACTCACAAGATACCACCATCATTAAGAAATATGTTTAAGGAATTAAAAAATGATTTAGGAATAGAAAATACTCATGGAGACATAAGTGATTGGGTAAAACGTGAAAAAATATTATTATTAAATTCAGCTTTGACAGTTTTGCCTGGAAAAAGTAATTGTTTTGCATCATTATGGTCACCTTTAACAGATCAGATAATAAAAGATATATCTGAGAGTACGGAAGGTGTTGTATTTATTCTTTTAGGTAACAATGCGAAAAAGAAGAAATCATTTATAGATGAGGAAAAACATATAGTAATCGAGGGTGTTCATCCATCACCTTTATCAGCAAACAGAGGTTTTTTTGGATCAAAGATATATTCAAGATGTAATAATAGTTTAGAATACTTAGGAAAAGACCCAATAAATTGGAAAATTATTTAAAAATTTAAGAAAACTACTTAAAGAATAGATAAATTTTTATATAACCATGAACCAAGAGAGAAATATGTTTTTTTCAATAAATATTGAAGAAAAAAAAAGTAAATCTAATAATGATAAAGATATATTCAAATTGAACAATATAGAAGATAATGATTTTATGAATTGGTATGATGAAATAGGAACGTCTGAATCTCAATCAGTTAGTATACAAGATTGCTGTGATAAGAAGCAATTAGTACAAGATATAAATGGAAATTTAACTTGTAGTAGTTGTGGATCTGTTGCTAATGATGAATTGGATAGAACTTTTTCAACAAATAATTCAAATGCAGATATAGTAAGTAATAGTAGTAATTATAATTGTCCTATTAATTATTTTTTCAAGGAGAGTAGTATGGGAACTAGAATAGGAGGTAGAGGTAATTCTAGAATGAAAACAATACATAAATGGACATTTATGCCATATAAAGAAAGAAGTAGGAGAGAGGTATTTGATTTTATAAGTACAATATGTAAGAAAGCAAATATATCAAAGGCAATTATAGATAATGCTCAAATATTGTATACTAATTTAAGTATGGTAAAACATCATAATGGTAAAAATATTATTATTAGAGGAAATAATCGCGAGAGTTTGATAGCGGCTTGTGTATACTTTGGATGTAAAATTCAGGGTCAACCAAGACGTCCCAAATTTATTGCAAAAATGTTTGGTTTAGGGTTAACAGATGTAACTAGTGGATGTAGAAAGTTTTTAGAAATCATGGGAGAAGATGTTGCTATGTATAAAATTACTAGCAGTAAAGCATTTGATTATGTTAAAGATGCAGGTAAGCAATTAAGATTACAGGATAAATATATTAATCAAACAATAAAGATTGTTACTAATATGATTAAATTAGATTATGCTTCAGACCATCAACCTCCTTCAATAGCAGCTAGTTGTTTATTATTTGTTGTAGATTTTAATAATTTAGATATTACTCGTGATAAGATTTCAAAAGTATTTGATATCTCTACAGTAACTATTGATAGAATTTATGAAAAAATTAGTAAGTATGCACCAATAATAACAAATGACGAATCTGTTGAAAGAATTTACAAGCAGATACAGATGAAAAAGAAAGGTATTGAACTAGAAGATACTATTTCATATTCTGAATCTAATTTATTTACAACAAAACAAGAAAAAAATAAATCCGATATTAATCTTATTACTACATCACCAGACAGCATTTCTATAAACCCCCAAGCAATCGAAACTGAAACAGACACAGAAACAATGATAAAACCCGGCAAACCAAAAAGAAAATACACCAGAAGAAAAAAGAAACAAACACCATCAATATAATTACTATATTCAAACAATTCAATATAGTAAAAATTGAAATTTTTTAGTTTATGAGATATATTCTTATTTTATATGGGTAAAACTAGATCAAATAAAAAAAAAAATAAACAAAATAAAAAATCTGTTAATAAAGAAACTACTTTAAAACAACAGGTTAATCAGGATAGAAAACATATTCCTGTTTTACAAAAAAAGGTTGAAGCAGGTCAAATTTCTAATAAGGAATATGAACTCAAAGCAAGACAAGCGCGTCTAAGGAGAGACGAAGAAAAACGTAAGCAAAAAGAATTACAAAAAAAACGTAAACAGGAATCAGCAAGGAAAAGATCACCTAGTTAAAAATTTTATATTTGTACGAAAAATAACATAATATAGAATATTACTGCAGATGAAATTAATTTCTTTTTACTAAATTTTGTAAACCAATAAATTTTTTCAGGGTTATACATAGATAAATATTTTTTTATTAATAACCCTGATATTGATAATATAAGTAAAAATTCTTTTGTATCATTTACAACGTATATTTTCTTAAGAACATATTTAATATATATTAAAGGTAAAATATGTGTTATAATATTTACAATTTGAATTTGATAATTTTTAACATCTTTGTATTTTTTAAGAATATTATGACCATAACTTGTTAATATATAATATCCAAAATAAGAAGTAGTGAGAATTAGATTTTGCGCAAATACAAGTAAAAAATTAGGTAATTTATAATTTTTATTAATTATTGTAATTGTCATCCATAATACAAGGCACCATGTTGTAAAAAATTGTTTTAATTTTGGTAGGAAGATATTGATAGCATTCATTATAATAATGTAAATATTTTTTTTTATCTTTGATTAAGAATCCTATGGATAGAATATCATAGATATTCAATTGATTTCTTAAGAAATCTATCAATTAATACTCTAAAGAGTATTTATCAATTGATAAAAATTGACAAAAACTAATATAAACTATATAAGGGTATAATAATATTATCAAGTATTATGGATGAAAAAACCGCAAATAATGATATAAAAAAATTATTAGAATTATATTTTAAACAAAAAAATAAATTATATGAGGCACAATACAAGTCCTTTAGTTACTTAATAGAAGAGATTATTTTCAATAGATTGAATAATGGACCTAATATTTTCAAAGAGGTATATACGCAAGATAAAAAATATGTAAATTATTTTAAATTTGATGATATTTCATTAAGACCTCCGATGATGCAACATGAGGATGCGTATATGTGGCCAGAAGATGCTCGTAGATTAAAAAGTAATTATTCATCAAAATTAGTAGCAAATATTACTCAATTTCTGGATATTGTTGATATTAATACAGGTGAAGTAGAAACAAAGCAAGTAGCTGATCAAGAATTTGCTGTACCAATTGCGTTAATACCAATAATGGTACGTAGTAAATATTGCACTACAAATTTAAAACCAAATATAAAAAATACAGAATGTCCGTATGATCCTGGTTGTTACTTCATAGTAAATGGAAATGAGAAAGTTGTAATGTCATTAGAAAGAATTCAAGAAAATAAGATTTTAGTTTTTCCAAAAAAAGATACAACATCTCCAACAGGTTATTCATTTCATGCTCAATTAAATTCAAAACCATTAGACAGAAATGATATAATTCAACTGACATCTATAAAAATAAGGAAAGATAAATCATTAGTTTTATTAATAAGTCAATTTCACGAGATACCTTTATTTGTGATGATGAGAGCATTAGGTGTTGAGAAAGATTCAGATATAATTAAATTAATTGTATTAGATGATAATGATTTTGAGATGAAAAATATTTTAAGAAATAGTTTATTAAATTTGCTGATGGATCCAACGAAACCTGAATCTGATACAAATCCATTTATTAGAACACAAGAACAAGCATTAAAATTTTTACAAAATAATATTAAATACGTATTTAAATATTTTACTGAATCTGATGAAGAATTAAGAAAAAAACAGATGGACATGCATATAATGAAAATATTAACAAAAGATTTTTTACCACACCAGGGATCAAATTTATACAATAAAGCAATATTTTTAGGTCATATGGTGCATAGATTATTTAGAGTAAAATTAGGAAGAGATGATCCAGATGATCGTGACTCTTATTTAAATAAAAGAATTGATTTACCAGGTACATTAATTGGACAATTATTTAATCATTTCTATAGAAAGATGTTAACAGATATAGGTAACTTTTTTCAAAAGAAAAATAATGATGATGAAAATCCAACTAATGTAATATCTCAAATAAAACCTACAACAATAGAACAAGGTATTAAATCTGCACTAACAACAGGTGTATGGGGTCCAAATAAGAGTAAGAAAGGTATTGCACAAGCATTACAGAGAGAGTCATATATGCAAACAATATCATATTTCCGTCGTATTATAACACCATCACCAGATACTTCAACATCAAAATTAACGAGCATTCGTCATATTCAAAATACGCAACCATTTTTTATTTGTGTAGTTGAAACTCCTGAAGGGAATAAAATTGGATTATTGAAGACATTATCAAACAGTGCAAATGTAACAATGAATATGGAAAATCAGAGACCATTAATAGAAAAAATTTGTAATAAATATGTAGATGAGTTATCAAAAATACCAATTGATGATATATTACAATTTACAAAAGTATTTATAAATGGAACTTGGATAGGTATGACAACAAAACCGTTAGAACTAATAGATGAAATTAAACAGAATAAGTTTAAATTAATATTAGATAAATCCATATCTTGTAATTTCCATACATTAAAAAATGAGATTAGAATATATTGCGATGGAGGTAGAATTTATAGACCAATATTAAGAGTAAATTCAGAAACAAATGAGTTATATTTAACAAAAAAAATGTTAGATAGTATTGAATTAAAGTCAATAAATATGTCAAAAAAAGGTGTATCAACATGGAGTCAATTTTTAGAAGAATATCAAGGTGTTATAGACTTTATAGATATTGAAGAATCAGAAACATTAATGATTGCAATGTATCAAAAGTATCTAGGTATGAACAGAGAAAAGATGAATAATTTTAAGACAAAACACAAGAATAATATTATTAATAGATATAAAAATACATATCTAAGATATACACATTGTGAAATACATCCACAATTATTATTAGGAATTACATCTTCTAATATACCTTTTGCAGAACATAATCAAGCACCTAGAAATATTTATAATTTCTCACAAAGAAGACAAGCAGCAGGTATATATGCATCAAATTACAGATATAGGCATGATATATCATATATATTGTATAACGTCCAAAGACCTATTGTAATTACTGATGGTATGAGATGGACACATAATATTGATTTACCAGCAGGAGAAAATTGTGTAGTTGCAATCGCTCCTTATAGTGGTTACAATCAAGAAGATAGTATTATTGTAAATAAAGATGCTGTTGATATTGGATTATTTCGTTCAGCAAAATATAAAAAATATTCTTCAGAAATACAAAAGAATCCTACAACATCTCAAGATGATATTTTTACAAAGCCTGATCCTTCAAAGGTAACAGGTATGAAAGATGCAAATTATGATAAATTAAATAATAAAGGATATGTACCAGAAGAAACTAGAATTGATAACGGTGATATTTTAATTGGTAAAATAAGTCCAGTTCAACCAACAGGATCTAATAATAGATTGTTTAAAGATGATAGTTTATCATTTAAATCGGGAGTATCTGGTGTTGTTGACCAAGTTAATAGTGGTATTTTTAATTCAGAAGGGTATGAAATGTATACTATGAAAGTAAGAATGGAGCGTATTCCAAAAATTGGTGATAAACTAAGTTCTCAGCATGGACAAAAAGGAACAATAGGATTATTATTACCAGCAGCAGATATGCCATTTACAAAAGATGGAATACAACCAGATTTAATAATTAACCCTGCATGTATTCCATCACGTATGACAATTGGACAATTATTAGAGTGTGTTATGGGTAAAGCAAATGCATTAAATGGATCGTATTCAGATGCAACACCATTTAATGATTATGGAATAGAAGATGCAAAGAAAATATTAAAAAGTAAAGGTTTTAATGAATATGGATATGAAACTTTATATAATGGTATGACTGGTAAAAAAATGCAAGCACAAATTTTTATCGGACCTACTTATTATTTAAGATTAAAACATATGGTTTTAGACAAAATTCATTCTAGAAGTCAAGGTCCTAGACAAATTTTAACTCGTCAACCACCTGAAGGAAGAAGTCGAGACGGTGGTCTCAGATTTGGCGAAATGGAACGTGATACTATGATTGCTCACGGTTTAAGTCAATTCTTAAATGAAAGATTCTTAGAGACCAGTGATAAATATGATGTACATGTTTGTAATAATTGTGGCTTATTTGCTACTAAAAAGATAAAAAATGATATATATTATTGTAAGAGATGTGATAGACTTGGAGAATTATATAGTGTGCATAAAGTTCGTACTTGTTATGCATTCAAATTATTTGTACAAGAATTAATGTCTATAAATATTCTTCCAAGATTGAAAGTAGAGGATAATGTATATGTCGATACTATCAATAGTAATTAAAATTGAAAAATAAATTTTTTTTTATTAGATATATTTTAATAAATGAATAAATTAGTAACAAGAAATAATATTTATGATAGAGATTTTAACTATCATAAATATTGGAGTAATTTTGAAATTGTAAATCAAGATATGATACAATTATTTAAAAGAAAAATTAATATGACTGAATTCGAACTATGTAATATAGATTATAGATTTCTTTTTGAAATGAGAAACTTTTTTTTAGAAAATATAAATACAATTGACGAAGCAATAAAAAAAAATGAATATGATGAAGTCTTACAACATTTTATTGAATCATGTAAAAATTTATGCAATAGTGTTATGGATATATTTAATGATGAAATCCATTTAATAGAATTACGTAACAATTTACAGGAATTATATCATAAAACATGTCAAGAATTAAATACATTACCAAGTAATATGGTATATTGGATTGCTATAAAAAACAATAATTGTAATGAATCTTATTTAATAAAAACAACAATTTGTGGAAAAGAGGTAAAAAGAGTATTACCTTTATACGGATTAGAAGTAGAACTAATTTCCCCAAATGTTTATATTAATTAAAAATAGAGTTTTCTATAATTGGTATAATAAACGATTATCCATTTAATTTTATAAAAATTGAAAAATTTAAATTCTTTCATTTTATTTTAAAATTATATGCCTAAATTATCAAAATTCAAAAAAGAATTAATACAAGTAGCAATTGATAGAGGAAGTGTTGGATGTATAGATGATGAATTTTCAAAATATTGTGAATTATTGATACCTTTTGAACAATCAATATTATCATTTAAAAATAAATACAAAGTTGATATTCTTAAAATATGTGATTTATTCTATAAATCATCATTAAAGAATACTGATTCTAGACAAATTGAAAATGAAGTAGAATTTTACTTAAAAGCATTAAAATTAAGAAAAGAAAATTATAACTTTGGTATTGAGATAGATAAAATTATAAGTAAAGGAAAATGGAATTAGATATGTTAATATATTATTAAAATCTTTTTATAATATATATAATGATATCAAAAAACTTAATTGGGTGTTTGTGTCAAATTTCTAAATATGTTTATGAACCAAGTTCTTTTTTTAAAAGTAATTACAATGTAATGCCGTATAAAAAAGAAATGACATGGTTATATGAATTAAGTAAAGAACCAAAATTAGTTGAAAGTGATATTGATTGTCAGTGTTATTTATCAGTATTTAATAAAAAAAACATATTATGTGCATTTAGAGGTACAGAGAATGCTCGTGATTGGTTAACAGATGCAAATATAATAAGAGTGAGAATGGATTTAGAGGGAATAGATGATAGTAAGCGACCATTAGTACATTGGGGTATGTTAAGACAATTTAGATCAGTAGAAGACAAAATAACTGAATATATTGAAGAGCAAACTAAAGATAATTCTGAGATAGATACAATAATTTATACTGGTCATTCATTAGGAGGTGCATTAGCAACAATAGCAACAGTAAATTATGGGCATAAATATAAAAATTTAAATCACAAATGTGTATCATTTGGAGCACCAAGATGTGGGAATACTACATTTAAGAACTATTTTAATAATGTATGTGATTTTTCAAAAAGATATGTAAATTATTTTGACCCAGTTCCTTCAACACCATTTTCATTAAGATATACACATGTTTGTAAGCAAGATCATATTGAAAATAATCATTTAGTTGTTAGAGATACCGAAATTGTTCGTTTTTTTTGGGTTTTATATTATAAATTTTGCAATTGGCTAGGTTCTGATTATGATCCTATTGATGATCATAAAATAGATTTATATTATGAACACTTAAATAGAATATTTGAGGATGAAACTTTAATATAATTATTTATTTTTAATATCCTTAGAAATGCTATTCAGTCCTTTTGTTAGATAATATGCAATTACAATTATTAATCCCATATTAATTAATTTGAGAGTAGAAGTTAATTCAATAAATTTTAATAATAGTTCTATAATTGTTATAGGTAATTTTAAAATGTGATTAGAACTTTTACTAAAATTTAATAGCAATACAGACAAGGGTATTAATATTTTAATAATATTTTGATTTTTTTTAATAAAATCGATAACTTTATCAAATAATTTTTGTTTAACCATATATAATTTATATAAGAAATATTCTTAAATAAATGATAAATAAAAAATTAGTAAGAATCCATATCTGATACAGTATCTATATCATAATTTTCACTAAATTTACTGATTTTACTTGATTTACCGCTACTTGAACTTTTTGCCTTTGTAACTGAAACTGAAACTGATTTATCTTTTTTCTTTCTTACTAATTGTTTTCTTAATTTTGTTGGAACTAAGCTACTAGATTTAGTTGCTTGTTTTCTGGCTCTAATTTTTTTAGTTGGTCTTTTAGTAGTTAGTCTACCTGATCTAGTTCTAATAAATTTCTTTTCTTGTTGAGCACAATATGTTGATACTGTCATTAGTAAAAATAAAATACATACTAATACAAATGCTGTTTTTGGTGATGTTAAATCAATTTGTAAATTTCCAATTGTTAGGATCATATATATATAATTAATATATTTTAATTATATATTTTATTATATAATGAAATACAATAGATATATATTTGAAACATTAAGATGTTCACCTATTATTTTTGACTATATATTTTTAACTTTATATTCAACAACAAATGATACTAAGTATCTAAAATATATTATTATAAAAATTATTACAGTAGTTTTAAATAAATTTATTAAAGAATTTTTTAGATATATTTTTAAAAGATATGGAACATTTAAGAAAAATGGATATTACTTACCGATTCTTGGACGAGGTGATAGACCATATGGAGCAAAAAATTGTGGTTTATTTAATGATTGCTCAAATAAAATTAGTACATCTCATGGATTTCCTAGTGGTCATGCTCAATCTGCTGGAAATATATTAGTTCTTATGAATTTAATTATTAAAAATCCTACTCATAAATTATATGTATTTATATTTACATTACTTATATCAGGTGCTAGAATATATGAAAAATGTCATACTATTGAACAAGTAATTTCTGGATATATTATTGGTGTGTATCTTACTAAATATTTACTAAGAATAATTTAAACTATTTATTAATTACAATAAAAAATTATTATAATTAATTATCGGATACCAAATAAATTAACTAAGGCTTAATTAAAAACCTGCGGAAATATACCAATGAACCACATAAAAAGATAAAATTCTGTAAATTCTTTCAGAATCAATTGAAAAACTTTGTTTTTCTGTAATGATAAAAAAAATAAAAAAAAAATAAAAAAAATATAATTAATCTATTTAGTATACAATAATAAATAAATTCTCTTTAAATTATTTTATCTTACCTCTTATTTTATCTTTTTTCTGATTTCTAATCAATTTTAAAAACTCTCCTCTAAAATGTTGCATTGTAACAACATTTGTTTTGCAATCCTCTTTTAAATTTATCATAAATAATCTATTAACCATGTTTGCAGATGTACTTATATCCATCATTCCGCATCTTATATTTTCTGTTTTTTCATGAAACTTATTTCTAGGACAAGGTGCAATTAAACTACTTACATTTCTTTTTGCTAAATGTCCTGATATCCAAACATCATCTACAAAAAAAGCTTCTTTAGGTCCTTTATCATATTCAAATATCTCTTCATTAAAAAATGATGGTCTGTATAAAACACCACCTGTTCCATAAACTACATGAATTAAATTGGGTTTTCTAAAATCAGCACCTCTACATGGACTTTCATACATAAATCCATATTTTCTAGATGCCTCGTATTGAGGATGATTCTTCTTATTTTTTGTAAACTCCATAAATCCTCCCTTTCTAGCACATACAAAATCTTTATTTTTTTGCCAACATTTTAATAAACTACCTACAGCAGTATTACTGTATAACTTATCATCATCCATTGTTATAATTATACTCTCTTTATTTGGAGGTAATTTTTTATCCATTTCTCTCTTTAAAACAGGTAATAATTTTGTTGCTGGACCCCAGTCTTTCTCGGGTCTATAAATTGTTAATATACCTGATTTTACTAATTCAGCTATATTATTTGGAATAACATAAGGATCTGACCCATCTTCTTTCTTTTCTCTTATAGATTCTTTTGGTAATACTAATACTATCTCATCTGGTTTAAATTGTTGTCTAGTTAATGCTATTAAACAAGGGTAAATATGTGTCATTCTTGATGGTATTGTAGTTAATGAAATTATAACTTTTCTACCTTCAATCATATATTAATTATATTATTAAATATAGGTATCTTTAACTCATTTATTAGATTTTGGTAGATAATTTACGATTATCCATTCGATTTTATAGTTTCCATGGGAGACTATAAAAATTGAAAAAATTTAACAATGAAGTAATATATATTTTATTGATTCTAGCTTGTATATACTATGTATTCTAGAACAAATCGTTATTTAATTGCAATTTAATTTTGCATAATATTTTTTTTAAAAACTACTTACTAACAAATTTACATGGCAGCTCAAGTTGCCTTCAACTCAAACTTACATACGAACCACCTCAATAAGAAACGTGGTTCCCCTAGTGGAGATATTTATGGAGATGAAATAAAGAGACCACGAACATCTTATTATCAACCTTCATTGTCGGCTGAAAATCTTTTATCAATACGTGAATTTTCTAAAATTGTGAAACGTCCACAAACTGCACCTGGTGAAATTTATTACAGGTCAGGCTCTATATCTAATTTAGAAGATTTATTATTATTCGATAAATCAAAAAATGATGAATCTAAATCAGAACACCCGAAAGATGTGCTTGAATTATTTCAACATATACCTGAACATAATGATGGTGATATTAGTGATGAAATTAACTTGATTGGAAGAGACAGGTCTAATTCTGACCCTAATTTTACTCAAGTCGCACATCCAAGCGCACTTAAGAGAATAAAATCAGACTCCATAACCTATGATAATATTACATATGTATTTGAACATATTAATGTTGCTGGTTATAATCAGTTACCACCAGAACTTTTTAAATACTTCATTCATTATAAAAGAATAGATTCAAACAGTGACGCGGATGAGTTACTTATTACAAAAATATTGAATTCTTTAAAAAGTACAAAAACAATAAATTTAAATCAAATTGAATTTATTAAGAAAAAAAAAGAAGAAGCAATTGAATTATGTAAAAAAGCATTTCTAATTGCTACTGAAATTTTGTTCGAACTAAATGAAAGAGACAGTCAAATTATAAAAAAAGACAACTCTTTCATTGAACAAAAAACTGATAACAAATTTATAAATTTGCTAGAGGTAAATCCATTTATAAGTTTTTTTCTTATAGATGGAATAGATATCACAGAAATCCCAGATGATTGCAAATTTAAAAAAAAAGGATTTCATAGACCAATACAAAAAATAAATTTGGATAATCTAGGTTATTCTTGCACTCAAAGACTGGATATTGGTTCAAGCACATTGAATAATATGATAATATATCCAAAATCTATTAAGATTTTGAAAGAATTAAAAAGCGATGTATCAACATTTCTTTTGCCAGGGATATATAATTATTATTATCCACTTGAATTATTGAGTAGATGTGATACACCAAAATCTAATCTAAAAAAATTGATATCTTGTGAAAAGACAAAAGTTTCTCAAATATCATACAATGGTGAAGCAGGAGATCTATTTACAGATTTCAAAGAAACACAACATAGGAATAATCCACTAAGCAATCCGATGGGTATTATGATTGAACTTGATAATGGTAAAAAAATAATATTGACAACATTCCATTTATCATCTTCTAACTGTAAGAAACCATTGAAGCAAATAATACAATTGTATGGAGTATTAAAAATATTGTATGCTTGGAGTAAAGAATACAATGCTCAAGTTATAAGTTCATTTGATGCAAATATCGATGGAAGAAATTCTAACGATGCATTTAGATATCTAATATCAGGAGAAGTACCAGAGAGCATTGGTGTTCAATTGCGAAAATTGAATTTTAATCCAGATAACTTTAAGATTAATAATCCAATGAAATTAGTCTTTACTAATAAATTTATTAAAGATAAATATACACAATCATCTCGTGTTAACTTGAAAGAACGACGTTTTCTTGATTATATTGGATGGATTGGCCCAGCACATTTATCTTTTCTAGAAAATGTAGAACCACAGATATTTAGTAAAGAAACTAATTTAAGACTTACAGATCATAAAACTATTATTGCTGTAGGATCATGTCCTTACACATATAAAAGAGAAAGGATAACTTCAAATATATCTGAAGATACAATACCAGAATATTTCATAAGTAAAAATAAATCTA